GGCTGGAGTTCAATACGGATTTGCATCTGATATTGTTACTTACGGAATTACAAACTCCGCTAACTAATTAGTTTAAAGCACCTCGTTAATTCGGGGTGCTTATTTTTCACATTTAAATACATTCAATATGCCTTGCGATATTAGTTTAGGACGGTTAGAGCCTTGCAAAACCAGCGTCGGTGGATTGAGAGCAGTTTACATAATGAACGAAGGTGACGCAACAACGGTCACCTACGATGCAACTGATACGGATGCGATAACTGCAATTGCAGGTACTCCAATCGGTTACAAATACGATTTGAAGGGTTCAAGTTCATTTGAGCAAACCATTAATTCATCTCGTGCAAATGGAACTACTTTTTTTACGCAAACGCTTAATTTATCTCTTAAAGGGATTACAAAAAAAGACTTGAAACAAATCAAGTTATTAGCCTATACACGGCCACAGGTTATCATCGAGGACAATAACGGAAATTTCTTTTATGCCGGATTAAAAAACGGAATGGAAGTAACGGGCGGTTCAATTGTTACGGGTGCTGCAATGGGCGATTTATCAGGTTTCACGATTACATTAGTTGGCGAGGAGCCGGTACCTGCAAACATCATTACAACATCATTGACATCTGCGGGTGTTACGATTACAGTTGGAACCTAATTAGGTTTAATTTTAAGAAGTTGGAAGGCCGGGCAGAGTTTCCGGTCTTTCCATTTTAAAACAAAATCAGTTTTTTCGGTTTATAGTATATGATTCTATTGAAGCAAATTGCAACGGCCCAACAAATTAAGTTTATTCCGACACGGAGTGGAAGGCCGAATGAGTTAATATTGAAAAATGAAACGACTAGCGTGCAAAGTCAGTATTATATTGATTGCACGACTGAATCGTTTTACACTAAATTTTCGAAAATTCTTGATTTAAAAGAAGGCCATTTTTATACGTTGACGATCAACGAAAATTCCGACAAAACTAATATTGATAATTTTGCGTCAAGGGTTGTGGCGGATGGTGGAACGTATGAAGGGGAATCGTGTTTGTATGTTTTTTATTCATTGTTTGCCCATACAACAACTTTGATACATTTGGACAAGGTATTTGTCACAAATCAAGAAATTGACACATATAGCATAAATAAAAACGAATATGTACAAAATTCGTCAAACATAATTTTCTATGAATAAAAGAAAAGAAAATAGCGGTTTACATTTTGTTCAATTAGAGGCTTATTCAGCCCCTAAGATGACTGAAAATAACCGTAATGCCTGGGTTGGATTTGGCGAGGATAATAATTTCTTTCAGTTTTTGATTGACCGATACAACGGATCAACAACTAATAACGCAGTAATTAACAACGTTATTAAATTGATTTATGGTCGTGGTTTAGATGCTACGGATTCAAGTAAGAAGCCGAACGAATATGCTCAAATGATGATGCTATTTCGAAAGGATATTGTTAAAAAAGGAGTGGCAGACCTTAAAATGTTAGGCCAATATGCATATCAATTAATCTACAACAAGTCAAAGGATGCCATCATTCGGGTGGAACACATCCCAGTACAATTATTAAGGGCCGAGAAGTGCAATAAAAAAGGAGAGATTGAAGCGTATTATTATTCTGATAATTGGGAAGATGTTAAGAAATTTGAGCCAAAGCGGATTCCTGCTTTTGGTTATGGCGATAAGACTTTAGAAATCCTTTATATTGGAAATTATACGGTAGGTCAAAAGTATTATTCAAATGTTGATTACATAGGTGCCATTCCTTATGCTAAATTAGAAGAGGAAATAGCTGATTATTTAATTAACGATGTTCAAAACGGATTTAGTCCAACAAGTGTTGTTAACTTTAATAACGGAATCCCTGATGAAGAAAAAAGGGAACTAATTAGCCGACAAGTTTCTGCTACACTAACAGGATCAAAAGGTAAAAAAGTTGTCGTTTCATTTAATAATGATGAAACCAAAAAAACTACGATAGATTCTATTCCTTTGAACGATGCACCAAAGCACTATGAATACCTTAGTCAAGAGGCCCAAGGTAAGATTTTGTTAGGTCACGGAGTTGTAAGTGGTTTGCAGTTTGGTATTCCTTCCGCAAATGGATTTAGTTCGAATGCAGATGAGTTGAAAAATGCAATTACCTTGTTTGATAATATGGTGATTCGTTATTTTCAAGACACGTTCATCGATGGAATCGAAAAGGTTTTGTCTTTTAATGGAGTTAGTTTGAATTTATATTTTAAAACCTTGCAACCGTTGGAATTTGTTGATTTAAATCCAATTGTTGATAAGGCCACAATGGAAGAAGAAACGGGGGTTAAATTGTCGGCCCATTTAGATGAAATTGAACTTGAAGAATTTGGCGAGGATATTGATTTGAACGAATGGGAATTAATTGATTCAAGAGTGGTTGATGATATGGAAGCGGAGGCCCAATTGGATGCTGAACTTGAAGCATTAAACAATCCAAAAAAATCTTTAATGTCAAAGATTTACGAATTTGTGACTACTGGAGTTGCCCGACCAAATATCGGTTCAAGTCAAGATGGCAAATTATTTATGAGTCGTTATCGGTATGCTGGAGAAACTACTGATAAGAGCCGACCTTTTTGTGTTAAAATGACGCAATTAAATAAATTATATCGTAAAGAGGACATTGAACTAATGAGCCAAAAGGCAAGTACAAATCCTGGTTGGGGGCCACGAGGTGCTGATACATATGATATTTTCCTTTATAAAGGGGGTGGGGCTTGCCATCATTTTTGGGTTCGTGAAACATACAAAAGATTCACTGATCCAAGACGCAAAGGATCAGTACAGATAACACCAGCACAAGCACGGAAGCAAGGCGAGATTTTGCCAACAAATAACAAATTGGTTTATACCAAGCCAATTGATATGCCAAATAAAGGATTTTTACCAAAGGGAAAATAAGATGGCAACAGCACTATTTGTAAGTCGGGATGAGATTGTTAAGTTTACTGCATTGAATGGTAATATTGATACTGACAACTTTATTCAATGGATTAAAGTGGCACAAGATATTCATATTCAAAGCTATTTAGGTACTAAGTTATTTAAGAAAATAAACGATGATTTAGTGGCGGGAACTTTATCAGGTAATTACTTATCTTTGACGAATGTATACATTAAGCCAATGTTGATTCATTGGTCAATGGTGGAATATTTACCTTTCGCAGCTTACACGATTTCAAATAAGGGAGTATATAAACATAATTCAGAAACGAGTGACACGGTCAATAAAGAAGAAATTGATTTTTTAGTTGAAAAGGAAAGGTCGATTGCCGAAAATTACTCCAGGCGATTTATTGATTATATGAGTTTTAATCAATCTTTATATCCTGAATATAACACTAATTCAAACGCAGATGTCTATCCAACAAAAGAATCAGATTTTAACGGTTGGGTTTTGTAGGGGAACTTACAAGCCGAAAGATGAAAATATTAAAAAATTAAAGGTTTACCTTAATAAATTAGAAGATGCCAAATAATATAGGATGGGGCCAAGGTGCTGGAAATAACGCAATCGGTTGGGGCCAAGGTGCTGCGAATAATTTAATTTCGTGGGGGAAATCACATCTTTCATCCTATTCAGGTGAAACCGATATTAGTGGCGGGGTTTATGCGATGTCTGCAAATTTTCAAACTCGAATTTCAACGGATTCGGGTACATTTGAAGCACAAACGTGCTTAATTAATACATTAAACACATTTAAAATATAGAAATATGGCATTATTAGATACTGCGTCTTTAATTGTAACTCCAAACGGATATAAGGCATCAAAATTGTATTCCATTGTTCCAAGTGATGGAACTGGAGATATGGCATTTTCGAGAACGGGAAACACGGCTACAAGGGTTAATTCGAGTGGTTTGATTGAAACGGTAAACGCAAATATTCCAAGGCTTGATTATTTGGACGGTACTTGTCCTAAATTGTTACTTGAGCCACAAAGAACAAATTTAATAACTTATTCAGATCAATTCGATCAAGTTACTTGGGGCAAAACTAACACCACTGTTTTATCAAATCAAATTGCTTCTCCTGATGGAAGTTCTAATGCAGATAAATTAACTAATAACAATATAAATTCAGATGAATATGTAGAAAAATTCTCTATGCCATTAACTGCTGGAACTTATACTGCATCAATTTTCGTTAAAAATTCAGATGCAATTACATCAGCGATAAGGGCAGTTCATTTAACAGAAGGCACCAGTACATCTCAAATGACTTACACTTGGGCAACAAATACTTTTACTATTACTGGATCAAATGGAATTTCTGGAAAAGTGACATCCTATGGAAACGGTTGGGTTAGATTACAATTTACATATAGTATTGGAACTGTTACAGATCACAGATTCAGATTTTATGGACAAGGTTTTGCTCAAAATTCAAAGTATGTTTATATCTATGGTGCTCAAGTTGAAGTTGGAACGTACGCAACATCATACATTCCAACGACTACGGCAAGTGTTACAAGGAATGCGGATTCGGGGTCAAAAACTGCAATAAGTTCTTTAATTGGTTCAACGGAAGGAACCATATTTTGTCAATTACAAGGTCTTGCTAATCTTAGTGATTTTAGTAGGATTTCAATTTCCGACGGAACAACAAATAATAAGATTTCAATAGGTTATAGTTCAACTAATAATTTTCAAGTAGTTTTATCACTTGCTGGATCAATAATTGTAAACTTTAATACAAGTGGGGTAACTGTTACAAATAATATAAAAATTGCATTTAAATACAAATTAAATAGTTTTACTTTATTTGTTAATGGGGTTTCAGTTGCCACATTATCAAGTGGTGCAATATTTTCCGCATCAACTTTAACAAATTTTTATTTTACGGATGGAAATGGTTCATCATTCCCTTATTATGGAAAAATATCAAGTTTGGCTCTTTGGAAAACATCATTATCAGATTCAGAATGTGTAACATTAACGACTTAAAAATATGAAATTTTTAAAATACGAATTTGATCCTAAGCAATGGGATAAATTAAAACCCGAAATTCAAATTAGTTATGGATTAGACGATGAGAAATCAATCGGATACAATCACGAATTAATCGAATCAGTTGTGGAAATTGGTCACATTATGACTAAGCCAGCAGTATTAAATGATAAGATGGAAATGACTCAATCACCGATTTTATCTGATAAATATTCAGTTGATATTATTTGGAAAAATGAGGAATTACCATTGTTTGAATCGTTTAAGATTTGGTGCGATCCGATTGGTATTCATTCTTTTGGTGCTTCAATTGATGCTGATTATATCGAGGCTTATAACGAACAAAAGGCTAACTAATGAATTTCGATGATATTATAATACCTTCTTTGACTGGAGCCATTGGTGCTTTTATTTCTTGGTTAATTGGACGCAAAAAAGAAAATGTTGAGGTTCAAGGAAACGAAATAACAAATACTCAAGAAGCTATTAAGATTTGGCGAGAAATGGCTGAGGATATGTCGAATAAGGTTAAGGAGTTAAGTGATAAAGTTGATGCACTAACAACGGAAGTACAAAATTTGCGTGGGGAAAATGCAGAATTAAAAAATAAACTTGGATTAGATGGTAACGAGTCAGCAAGCACTAAAAAAATACGGATCACCAAGCCAAAGCAATCCTAATTTAATTCTTTGGGATGTACCTTCTGAATTAGAAATTGGTATTATACCTAAAAAGATTTATTGTAATAAGGATTTGGTTGGGCCTTTGACAAACGCATTTAAAAAACTAATTTCCACAGGTGCAGTAAATGAATTAGTAACGTGGGATGGATGCTTTAATATTCGAAATAAAAGGGGCTTATCTTCAATGTCTTTACATTCTTGGGCCATTGCAATAGATGTCAATGCTTTTGAGAATGGTTTAAATCAAATACCTAAATTATCTAAAGAATTTGTCGATTGTTTTATCTCATCTGGATTTGATTGGGGTGGAACGTGGACAAGAAAAGATGGAATGCATTTTCAACTATCAAAAATATGAAATATCTAAATCTCCTTATTTTTTCGTCGATTATCTTCGCAAGTTGCGTACGAACCAAGTCAATTAATACCGAAGTAGAAAAAATTCGAGTTGATACTGTTCGTGACTACAAAGTAATTACAAAATTCAAACCAATTCACGACACATTGACGATTGAAAATGCTTGCGATTCTTCGGGCATATTGACACGATTTTATAGCAGTCTAACCATTCCATCGGGTCGACTTATAATAAGGTCACAGAATGGAAGTATTAAAGCCACAATTGATTTAGATTCAGTTGCGAATGTGTACGATTCTAAGTACAAGGCAAAATATAAAAACGAAGTCAAGTTTGTTGAAAAAATAGTGGTCAAAAAAGTGGTTCCAGTATGGGCCATTGTTACGATTCTTTTACAATCGTTCATCATAATCCTATATTTTTATTTTAGATTTATTAATCCATTTAGATAATGTCAATTCAGCACAAAATTGAAACGGTTAAAAATCATTTTTATAGTTCAAAATTAGGAAAGAAAGAATTTTGCGAGAAGTTCCATAATCAATATGGATATGCTAATTGGGAGCAAATGAAAAAATTTATGAACATTAATCATATTCTTCAGAGTGAACGATCGCAAGAATATTTAGAAAATTCCGTAAAAATTCAAGATACTATAAATTACGACCTTGATTTAATCGATAATTTCGGAATTGCGGAATCCTTATCAAAGGAATATGAATCAGCAAAGTTACCAAGTCACTTGAAGAAAATTGGAATCTTATCAGATATTCATTTTCCATACCATTCGTTAGAGGCTTTGACAATTGCTATCAGACATTTAAAAAATTCGCAAATTGATTGTTTGTATCTGAATGGCGACATTATGGATTTTTATTCAATTAGTCGACACGAAAAAGATAAAGATTTGCGTGACTTTAAACGTGAGGTTGATATGTCAAGGGATTTTTTAAAAAAGTTGCGAGATTTATTCCCGACAATTCCAATATATTACAAGTTAGGAAACCACGAGCAACGTTGGGCCAGGTCTCTACAAATGCAAGCGGATGAGTTTGCCCAATTGCACGAATTACAATTTAACATCTTTTTTAATTTAGATAAATTACAGTTTAATATAGTTGAGGATTGGCAAGGGATGGAAATGGGGGATTTATTGGTGGTTCACGGACACGAGTTATATGGTGCCGGAGGGATTAATCCTTCGCAGAATCTAATGAATAAGACGTTATGTAATACATTAATGGGCCACGTTCATAGAACATCAACAACGCAAAAGAAAACGGCCTTTAAAGAGTTTATTAATACATATACTACTGGATGCCTTACCGTATTATCTCCTAAATATATGCCATTCTCCCAGCACAACAATGGTTTTGCCATCGTAGAAATTAATGATGGAAAATCAAAAGTTTTAAATTTGCAGATAAAAGACGGAAAAATTTATTAGATTTGTTCATAAGTTGTTTTTCATAGTTTGTTTAGATAGGTTTACTTATTATTTTGAATGCCTACTGGTCACATATCGGTAGGCATTTTTGTTTGCATTAAAAATAAATATCAACAAAATTTTTTTTATTCGAAAAGTTTTTGTACTTTTGATTCATCGAAAGCAACAACGCATTCAAATAAACCTTATCAAAATGAAAAAAACTTTTAAGTACATTATCGAACGGCACAAGGAAGATCCTGAGTGCTTATTTATGGCCCTTGGCTTCATTATTTTCTGCACCGTGGCCTTTTTACTATTACCTTACTTTTATATCCTTTTAAAATGATCTGGCGGATGAGATTTAGGTATCACGAAACAGGGAGTTATTTCGTGACCAAAACATTTGCTGACATATTTGAAGCAAATCGTTTTATTAAACAAGAGGAAGCAAGAGAGCAATCCGAATTTTTAGACTTTAAAATATTGGAACGTTATGGCTTACAAAACTGAATTTCCTTGCGTTTTACATTGCCGATTGCACGATGGTCGTGGCAACTGGTGGAATACTACTCAAATGTTTAAGACTGAAGAACAATTTGACCAATTCCTAAAAAATGGAATGAAAGACGGCTACGATGTGGATGACTGGTCTTATATCGAAGGTTATTTTGATCGTAAAAATTAATTAATTTAAAACAAACACAAATGAAAAACCTGATTAAAAGTTTATCCGCATTTCAGAACGAATGCCCGATAATTCACAAAGACACGAAGG